TGAACCCGATAAATCAGCTACAAAATTATAGGAAAAGTTTTTCCATTCGCTACTAGCACTCCAAGTCTCTTTAAAAAGCTGATCTGAATTGGTTACGAGCTCCATTGCTCCAAGAGCACCAGTGTTTTTATACAAAGCAATTGAGAAAGAAATCGTATCCGCTGCAGAAGCATCTATCCTAAACGTACATGAGCCATGATAATGACCCTTTTTTGTAGCAGATATTCTTTTAGAACCATCTACCGACAAAATGTTGTTATCAATTTCTGTGTCTGGTGTCACATAGGCATTACTAGAAGATGAAATGGCAACTTGGCTACCAAGGTAATTCCATAAGTAAGCTGCTTCTGATTCGTAGAGGCAATCTATGAAAGCATCCCCCCACCTTCGAGCATCTTTACCTAAATGATATACGCCATCCACAAAAGGCAAGAGAGTATTGCAACCAGCACTTCCACCATCATCGAGGGACACAATCAAACCAGTAATGCGAGCCTCATCCCAGTAGTAGGAAGAGTTACCCAAACTGTGAGTGGCATCAGCATCTGGCACTAAGTCAGTACCTACACCTTCACCACCTACAGCTGATACTTCTAAGTGATCTAAAGCAGCTGTATCGATGGTAGCAGTACCCGATATGGTTGCACCAGCCCAAGGATCTGTACCAGAACCCAGGTAGTGGGAACCAATGGGAGATAAGTTACTATTTACATTTCCACCAAGACCTGCGGCTAGTTGCAAAGTACCGGAGTAAACACGTCCAGAAAAATAGCCGTTTAGCCACCTGTATGAACTACCACCAAAATCATAAGTACCGTGTGTATTGGGCACTACGTTACTAGCGAATCCTTCATCAGTTGCATCACTAAGACTGATTTCATCGATATATGCTGTTCCATCGATAAAGAGATTTCTCCACTCTGGTCCACCACCTCTACCTAAATCGTAGGTATCATCCACAGTAGGCAATACATGGTTGTCCATGCCATCACCAGAATTCGAACTGAGATTTATTTTCTTTACTGAATAAGTTTCCTCGCCCCAAACGTGGTTGTTAGACCCATTGATGATAAGATGCAGTACATTAAAACCTCGCACATATTCAAAGTAATCATCCGTAGCAAAATTAATTTTAGGTGTAGTAGTCTGGTCGAGATAAAATTGGTTATCCCCTACTGCTACACGTTTCTCAACAGGGTCTGCATCAAAGCCAACATTCAAACCACCAATATCTCTTTCCCACCACCTACGAAGACCTCTACCTTTGATGTCTTCAATGCACTGCTTCACTGCTCGAATAAACGTATGGAGATCACCAATACCGTATGTGGCTCTATCTGCATTTCTATCGTTTGCTCCACCATCTCCATCCGAGCTCCAGCCACTTTGGTATGCAGTGGTAGTATGTGGCATGCCTTCAAAGTAGAATGGTCTTTGGTCCGTAATGGTCATCGTAGCTTGTGCCACTTCACCGATTTTCAACCATTCAGAACCAGGACTGGAAGACTCAACACGTAAAGACCAAGCAGCTGTATGCCTGGTAGGAACAGACTGGACATACTCAGATCCACTTCCAGTGGGATTCCAGAAGATTCTACCTTGGTCATTACCTTCGAGCTCATCGAATCGAATGTAGATACCGTAATCACCTGCAGCATAAGAATTCAAGTCCACTATTAGAGAAGCATCACCTTCTGTGGCCACAACACCTTGAACAACAGCACCATTGAGCCTTTGAGAAAGAATCGCTATCCCCTTGTCTACCTGGAGCTGCTTTCCTGAAGGATTCGACATGGCAAAGCCAGACATGATGTAACCTGTTCTGTCCTGGCTTTGAACAACAGATTCTTCCATAAAAAACTTGTGACAAATCTGCCTTAAACTGCCTTGTGTACTCTCGCCTGCTACATGACGAAAATCTTCAATATCCACTCGCTCATTTGGTGCTACTCTGACTCTATCAGTACTCATGGCTTCTCCTTATACCATCAGAACTTCTGGAATTACTCCAGCGACTGTAATTGTATCTATATAAGCTGCGATTGCTCCAACTGGATCTGCCAGGTAGAATGGATACCATTCGTAAAGCACTGGTGGTCCAGGGTCGATAACTAAGTTTCCTACATCGATGTCCGTTAAAAGTTGTCCAGTCAAAACATCACTGACTGCAATCTCCAATGTCAATCCTTTTGCCCAAAGGGATTGTCTGAAAGTAAGTTGTGCACCAGACAAGGTGCCTGCATCTGCTTGTACCCAATCCAAACCTGATTCCGTAACGAACACTGGATTTAGTTGCCAATTCAAACCTGTTTCTGTTGTGAATGTTGCCGCTGTTACTTCACAGATATTCGTCTTCTCTTTCATTGGAGTGTCGAAGTCAGCATCGAAATCAGCATAAGTGCCAGGCTGCAGCAACTTACTAATAACGTAAGTACCATTGTTCCCTGATGTGGACCCCGAAATAACGATCTGCTTTCCCAAGTCATCTGGAAAATTAAATACGTTAGGCTCATCCACAGTAATGCGAGTAGGATTTGCTGTTGAAACTGAAGCACCATCTTTCACTGCTCCTACAAGATCCACAATGGCTGGACCTACGACTGCATCAATTACAAAATCACCATTATTATTTCCACCTTGTGGATTGCTAACTGTTGAGCCAGAAATCCTCAGACCTTTTCCAACATCCGAACCACCAAAAACATAAGGAGAGCCAGATAGAGTGAACCTATCTGGATTTCCTGAATTAACAGTACCAGTACCGTCTTCTCGAGCACTCCAGTAATCTCGGATATTGATTATCTGCAATCCGAGCTGTTTGAACCAGGCTTCTGCTCCAGATACATTGGTGCTGATTAGTCCAAACTCTACTCGATGATTGGTTGTGGCTACTGTGAAAGCACTGTAATCTTGCCTATCGACGAATTGGCCATCTATCCAAAGCTCCACAAAATCATCTTGAAACTTCTTGATTGTAATCTCGTAGAACTGGTCCAGTGCCAAAGTAACAGTGCTTCCTAGATGACCTCCACCTTCAGTAGCAAACAATCCAAAAGTACGGTCATCATCTATACCAGCCCTAACTGTGTAGGCACCATCTTCGATGGTCATGGCCACTTGCAAGAGTTTGCCAGTGGATAGGACACTTCCAGTAGGTATCTGCAGAAGAGTACTGTACTCCACATACGATTCGTCTGTTACTCGAGCTCCTTTGGTGTCTTCCATTCGATAGTAAACAGTGCCAGAAGCAGCATTGCTTATGAATTTAGTGTACAGGCCAGCTACCTGCACTACACCAGTCCCTTCTGCTACTGACCCTTGGTAACTGAATGCATCTTGTGGTGTCGCTCCATCCCAATACGGATACTGAACATCGCTAGGAATATCATCTCGAAAATCGAAGAGCTCACCAAGGTCTTTCAAAGTCACACTTTGTACGGTTATAGGAGCAGCTGATAGAGTAATGGTGTTCAACGTACCGTCTAATCCCCCCCATTGATGACCAGTGAGATACGCCTTACCAGCTGATACAGAACTGGTAATAACTGAAGAATCTATCTTCACGAAAACCGTGTTGTTATACATTATGAGGTCTTCGTAAATTTCGAAGTTGCCAGCTCCTACCAAACCAGTCATTGCAAGCTCGAGACCTTCTATGGTGCCTTTTGGACAATAGGCCATCTTTTTGATGATTTCCCTGAACTGGTCATCATCTCCAAAGATAGGAAGTCTATCTACACCATAGTTTCGACCAATGACATTGAGGTCTTCTTCTTCTGCATAGTCTACCCAAATGGCTCTACGTAATCTCTCCAGCGCACTTCTTTCTCCACTTACATCGACTACTGGAGAATCCACTATGTGGTCTATTGCAGTACCTGGTGTAGAAGTGCCACCTGACTTGTGAGTAATGCCAGTCAAAGAGGTATCTGTTTTTCCAGTGTAGTAATAGAGAATGCCACCTAATCCCACTTTGCCTTCACTAGGCCAGTCCAAAGTGGATTCGACATTCAAAGTGGTGGCTCCAGCTGTATGTGCATTGGTAAGGCGAGTAAGAGTAAAGCCACCTATTTCGTTATCTTCTTCTGCAATCGCTCCAATGGTGGATTCGAGTATTCCTATCTCCTCGATATTGCCAGCTGAAGAAACAGGGATAACTGGAGCATCATGAGTGATGCCACCCCAAGGTAAAACTTTTCCGTATGAGCCTTTGCCGTATGTAGTCATTTACGGTATCTCTCTTACCAATCTTGGTATCTCTCGAATCACTACTGCTCCACCACCTCTAGCAGATTCGGCAAGTCCTTTAACTGCTCCACCTTTTTTACCTGGTCCGTGATCTTTGGCACCACCTCTACTGGCACCCATTGTAATATTGCTCACCTTGCCTGCTTTATTTTGAGCCATTTAGGGTGCCTCCACTGGTACAGAACCATTCCAAGGTAGAATCAAACCACCAACTTTTATCCAAAGATACGTCGAGTCATCTGGATAGGTAGTGATGGACTGATGATTTTCTGGTCCTGCATACACGTCTATGAAAGCACCCATACCACCTTGCCTTGGTGAAGTAGTTCTGTACAAACCAAGTGCTGTCATCGGGTATCCATCATTCCAATCCATGTTGGCATTGACTTCGTAAAGTGGATTGCCTTGATCGCCTGTCCATTGGTGATAACACTCGGTTGTCAGATAGGCGTAATTCCATCCCTCGTAAGGAGTATCATCTTCCAAATACATTGGGACTTTTTCTGTAGTACCATCGATGTTTGAAAGCTTTGGCTCTTGTTGTGCTGGAGTAGTAGAATAACCGACACTACCATCTATTCTTAGTAATGCCCGTGGTACTGTGGAATTCCATTGAGTAGGTACACCTGTCATTTCTTCCAGTCCAAAGAACAGACTGCCTTTGGTGGCACCGTCAGTCATATTAATCCAAGCTCTAGTTATTTTTCCATCGCTAGAGCATTGAGCATTTACAACCATACCGTCAACACCAGTTGACACCCACTGCCTGCCATCTTGAATATAAACCGATTCTGTATCTGTTGGCCTGGAAGAGGTAGTGCCATCCGTATTGAAAGCACCAGTAGCAGAATAAACAATATCCAGATAGGGCCAAGTGCCATTGTAATCAAAACAGAGTTGTTCGCTAGTAACACTGTTTTGTAAAATTACCCATGAATGTGCACCTCCACCAGCTACAATGTCAGTGGTCCAATCAGACCACAAATCTGGTGAAGCATCTCCGATATTTTTTACAGCCACTGAATCACTGGAAGCCACAACACTCCATTGAGAAAAAGAAGCAATTGCAACCTTCAATTGGTGAAGAGAATGTTTTGCCGAATTTTCAGCTGTACCCTCAGTACAATCAGTATTAGCACTGAAATTCCATGTCTTTACTTTTGTTGGTAGAGGCATATTACACCACCTTTGTTATGTGATCAAAAGTGCCATCAACTGCTGGTATTTCGATATGAGTATACCCTTCACCGACCTTTGGCCTTTTGATTTCGACGACACCACATTCTACCTCGTCTATTATCTTTGACGAAATTCGTGTCACTTCACCTTGGATTGTCTTACTTGAAAAAGCGACATCGACTGTATCTCCTACTATAAACCCTAGTGACATTTTTCACTCCTTATACTGAATCGTTCTTAAAGCGTACTCGATACGAGTATTCAGCTGCTCCAGAACCATTGTTTACAATTTGCAACCAAAATGTTCCCGCTACTACCAAATCTGCCCAAAAACTTGTCGGGTCAAAGTGTTCGGCTGCAGTATCCAAATCCACTGCAGCTGCTCGATAGATTTCAGTACCAGAACCTGAAGGGTCATCATCCCAAATCTCGATGTCCGTATCGGTACTTGTGCCAGATGTCATTATGACTTTGAGCATCTGGAATATGCCAGTGGAAGCATTGGCCAATCCAGTGGCAACTTCTTGTGTCCAAGTTCCACCAGCTCCAGCTATCGAGCCAGTGTTGAAAGTGTTGTCATAGAACCCTTCACCTGGTGGTCTATCTTCCCATGCTGGAGTGCCATCATCGACGTACTCCATATCTCGATTGAGAGCATCGACATAGGCCACCATGCCTTCTTCTGGTGTCCTGTATTCCCAAGCAGTACCATTGAAAGTCACAATGGATAGTGCTGGAGCTCCATCCCAATTTGCATGCGATGCTCCAGTATTGTCGAGTATGTATCTATCTCCAGAATTCTCAGTAGGTGGAGCTGCAGTGTTGTCCACATAGTCGAGTACTTTTCTTTGCCTGTTTCCACCAAGACCAGCATCCATGAGAAGAATCAGTTTTGATAAAGCTGGATCCCATCCCCTATCAGTGTCGAATTCGTCTTCTTCACCGACTGCAGGAATACGAATTGCCAGATTTCTAGTGGACCAGGCTACTCCATTACGCGCATAAGAAGCACCTGCATTAAAGGTACATCGAATCAGGTACGTGCCTGGTTTGTAGGCAGTTGGAGTGAAAGTGCAAATACTGGCAGTTGGAGTACCAAGGATAGCACTGGCACCTTCTGGTTGTGAGAGTATTTCCCAAAACCACTGAGTGATACCGGAATTGTCATCTATCGAAAGAGTGACCAAAGGTGGACTTCCATCGATTTTATCGAAGGTAAATTCTCGAGCTACACCAGGACTTCCCGCTGGTTCACCTGCTACATCTATTACTATTTCTGGCATGGTTTACCTCTATGTTGGCTCTTCCAAATCAATGGTTCTTGGTCCTACATAAAATTTAGGAGCATACAATCTTTTCATTGAATACACCGTAGAGAAAAACTGCTTCTTAACAGCTTCAATAACTCCACTCAAAAGGTGGACCTCGTATGTGTCCACATCGATAACCACTATGTCATAAGCAGAAGAATCTGGAGTTACCCTTGGAGAGTAGACTGTCAGTGTATCGAGACTACCTCCAACTTCTGAAGGAGTAGGAGAGACTATGTTGCCATCCCCTGGCTTTCCAGAATAACAAGCAGGGTCATCTGTAGTGCCCAAATCACCCATGTGCACTCGATACTGATGGCCTGCTTCGAAGGAGCCAGTCACTACGATGGCATGGCCACCATCGGCTAATATCTGACCTGGAGAAACTGAACTAATTGAAAAAGCCATCTTCTTTCCTAGTTAATGGTGATATTCGCATCTGTTGTTCTGGCCATCTGGTCATCCAGAAGTACTACGTTTGCCGCTGGTAAGGTCAAAGTGAAATCGTAGACTCCAGACACCGACTTGATTCTCTTTATGAGCTCTGTTCTGATGACATCGCCAGAAATTCCCAAAGTATTGATGTAATCTTTGATTACGTTCTTTACACTGTCTTCAATCTCCGATGTCTCGTAGCCTTCAGAAATTACGATACTGAGCTCGATTACCTGAATCAGCACTTGTGGAGTAGTGACCAGTACTCTTACTCCAGCTGCTCGATAACCTGGATAGTTTGCTCTATCGTTTGGATCTCCATCGACTATCTTCTGGCCTAATTCGATAAGACCAGTGTACCTGGTGTAGTCTGCTTCGACGACCTCGCTTGTTACCAATGGAGTAGTGAAGTTTATCTGGCTGGATGCAGCATTCACGTAGTAGTCAGTGCCATTGGTCATCACACCAGTTACCGAGCTCTCCAAGACAAGAGTGCTCTCATCGATGGGTTTATAATCCAGCGATAAGTACTCTTCACCACCTACTGCAGAATCAGCTGGTGGACCAGAAAGACCTTCACAGACATTCTCATCTACAACGGTATCTGTGGTCATCGCAGAACCAGTGCCATCATCGATATAGAGAGTGACTTCACCTCTATCGATAACGTCTTCTACACATTTGGCGAAAAGTATCTTCGCTCCAGTATCTGGATCTTCTGCTCCGAGTACAGCTGCTTCCAAAGCATCGATTGTTCCCCTGGCCAGGTTAGAAACGTACTGTATGAGTCTGTTTCTGAAGGAGTCATCAGACTCTTTATCCAGACCAAAAGCAAAAGCAGAAGGATTCGTAACACTATCTACCCCTGGTGGTTTGGTTACGAATTTCTGGATGGTATCTTCATCCACATTTCCTGCTTTAGCTGCTACGTTTGCAATTGCCGGAATCAATCCCGAATCTTGACCTGTAGTATGGCCTGGTATCTGCACTGGACTAGTAGGAGTAATTTCTCCAACTGCAGTTGTTGTGAAAGTTGTTCCATCTGCAGTTTGTACTTGAGTACCAATCGGAATACTGACAGTGCCTACTGTCGAATCTCGAGAAAATACGAGATTACCAGTGGCTTTGTTTGCCAGCTCTCTTGTGACAGTACCTGGTTGTATTTCCTTTGCACGTTCATCGAGGTCATTGCCACTACACTTGCTAAGGTCGAACAGCATCAGAACCAGGGTCATCTGGTAGTATTGCTCATCATCTTGCCTAGCAGCTGCAGCAAGTACGTGCTTCCATACAGAAGTATTCGAGACATCACTCAATCGAGACCTGGACACAACTTTGGCTATCATCTGTGTCAATATTTGTTCGTGTCTCTTTGGCGTAAATCTTGGCATAATTTACCTCTACGTTAAACTCACCTGAATCGGCCTTGATTGTGGAAAGCCTCTTAATTCTGCATCCATTTCGGTTTGCAAATTATCTTCTTTACCTTCTTCTTGCTCGAATTGTAGATTCTGAACAGCTGCTATTCTAGCATCTGCAGTAAGTGATTCTCGAATTCGATACCGCGCATTAGTCAAATCAGCTATGTGGAAATTCAACCCTACGATTCGTTTCAAACCGACCTGCTTATAGAGCAAATCTGTTCCGTATTCTATTGCCAGTCTCAAGAGTGCCACTTGAGAGATGTTTTCCATCCCTTCTGCGAGCTTCACATCAGTACTACCCAGTTCTGTATTGACTGCTACATCATAGAGAGCTCTACTGCTTCCTTTGGCACCATGTACAACTTCCAAGAGAGCATCGACACCGAGCAGATGATTATCGATAGATTCTTCTATCTGTGTACCCAATACCGGCAATAATGGGTAATCCAATGGAGATGCTGCATTGCTCGGTATCAGTATCTTTGCACCTCTACCCATCGATGAGCCAAATGGTACTTCATCTGCTCCATTATTTCCCAAAGGAAGAGTGGCCTGGTCATTCACATAAGGTGGTTTGAGACCATTGGCTATTGCAATGTGTTGCCACAATCGAGCATCACCCATGTACTGAGATGCCAGGGTAGCCAGGGTATCATTTTGTCCTACTGTTATTTCTCGAAGGCTTCTGAAATTCTTCACTTCACCACCAGATTTGATTTCGCCTTCACTGGCCATGGCTTCACCTGGTGTTAAAGCAGTACCTACAGCTTCCAGCTCATCGAAGGAAGTAGGACTTTCGGATTCCAAGGTATCGTTTATCGTTTGCTCATCTACAGACCTTCGAATTTCCTGCCTATCTTTGATGGATTTGGCAATATCCGAATTAGGAGTCTCAAAAGATTCTGGATGTGCACCGATGAGCTCGAGCCCTTCGATTGTTCGCCTTATGATATTGATAGCAGACTGTGGTACTGCCACTATCTGCTCTTCCTGAGATGCTGTATCAGCTGCTTCATCCATCAATTCCATCAGAGATTGATGCCAGGCATACGGTACGTTTATCAGTGATTCAGTGCCACTCACATAATCATCAGTTGCATTAACGATGGTGGTGAGACTATCGATAAGCACTGTAATGTTGCTCAAGAATGTTCCCAAGTCATCTGCCAGTGCAGTAAGGTCATTGATACCACCAGCAACTAGAGCTGCTCCAAGTTGAGCCATATAGAGAGCATTGTTTAGGTCATCGAAAATGTTCTTATCATCGAAGTCCAAATCTGCAGTGGCATTCGCTGGTCCTACTACGAGTAGCTCGATATTGTAGGTGTAAAGTGTACGTCTGGACTTATCCCTTTCAACCGAGAATCGATTTGGTACTACTCGCCAATGTTCATCATCCTTGGGATTGTGAAAATACATTATGGTATCTTTGGCAGTAGCAGGGTCTCTCTTGAAATCAGCGTACCTACGAAACATCGAGTCTTGGAGATATTGAAAATGCCTTTGTCCAGAAAGTTCTGCAAAAGTGATAGGCATCAATGTACGAGAATGAGATGGATCTGAAGGATTCAGACCAGGTAGAGAAGTAGGCATCGGTGAAGGTGGACCATTTGGCTCAAATAGAGCTCCATAGGTCTTGAGCATTCTCGGTTTGAATCCCGTAGTACCTCTTATTCGAATAACCCTTTGAATGATTCCATTCTCTTCTGTGTAGAGACCTCCATGTTGTGTTGGTGTGACTTCAACAGCAAATGGCTCATCCATCGAATAAGATTCTGGTGGAATAATTAAGGGGAACATGAAACTGTTGCTTACCCCTGGTGCAACTTGCCCCGTGGATTCCACAACTAATGGCATGTGGAGCTCAAAATAGTACAACATTCGCCTAAAGAATTTGTCATCTTGGGTAAGTCCCTGTCTGACCATTTCCTTCGTGAAATTTATTGCACTAATTGCCATAATCCTAACCTCGCCTAACCTGGTGGAAACGTCAACCTGCCAGAAGCAATGGCAGAATCCCATGGTGGAATAGTAGCTGCTTGTACAGGCACTCCAGTAAAGCCACTTACTGGATCTGGATGTGTATGAAGTGCTAACCAGCTGGCCAAATTAGCCCAAAGAATAGCCATGCTTTCAGCAATAGCAGCACTGACTCCACCAGTACCCAGTGTGAGATTGGCAGTTGCTGCACTTCCATCGACTTTCAATGTTGGAAGCATATTTATCAGTATCTCGAATTCATCCTTGGTACACTTGAACTTGGCCACTTCCACTGGTGTCAATGGTGAAGCCATATTCCAGAAAATTACTTCATGAGTCGAATTCTGAGGTAGATTTCGTGTCTGGTTGCCACTGATTCCCAAAACATCTGGTGGTGGCTCTATCCCAAAGGGCAGTAATTGACCGACATGGCCAAAGGTGGAGTCCACAACGTGGTTTCCGAGCTCATCGACACCATGGAATACCCCTTGGTGTTTCACGTAATCTGGAGCGTTCTGGATACCGTCTACCAGCTTTAGTTTCAAACTCTTTCCAGCTGAATAGTTTTCATTTCCTACATCTCGAGAAGGATGTGGAATACCTCGAATGATAACTGGCTCATCGAAGGTGTTGTTCATAAAGCCAACTAGCACATGATCTCCATCCAACTGGCCTGGATTCGCTCCAATCGTATCGTTCAAAACTTGAGTGACTACATTCATGGTGGCTGCTTTGGGCTTCCAAATGCCATCATCATGCAATCCACCACGTCTTTGAGAGACCAGAACTTTCTCCAAGAAAAACCACTTCTGTCTTGGTATTGTGGAATAGGTCACTACATCGCAATACACCGCTTTTGGCTGGCTCTTCAAATCCAAAAACTTAGGATGGCCAGGGTCATCTGTCACGTAAGTTGCTACTACTACTCCTTTGAGAAGCAGGCCATTGGCACTAGGAAATTCATCTTCGTTAATCCGAGTATGTACTATTCCCGATTGTAATCGAGCTCCCTTGCCTACTATTTTCGGTTTCTGCATCTCAATCCTTATGGCAGTGCATAGGCCATGGCAGGAAGATTGTACCTAAGTATCAGCTTCGTTAATGCTGCCATGTATTCTGCATCTGTTCCTATCCATCCCCTGGTAACTTCTACAGTGGTTCGTAACCCCTTTCCGGCTACCCAATTCTGACCTACTCCTTCGATGTAGTAAGTTTCATCTGGTTCGATGTCGGTAGGGCTATAGATTGCCCCTGGTATTCTCAGTTTGTTTCCTATTTTGATGTCTGGTCTTCCATGACCAGTGCCGATTGTTCCACTCAAAAGATAGGGATTCATGCAGTACCAATCCCTGATTAACTGTCTTTGGAAGGTGGCCAGCTTGCTTTCATCCAATCCCACTACTGGATCCAAAGCATCTGGTGATACGTTACTCTGAATATCCATCCTTCGAAGACCATGCTTTTTGATGCTTTGCTGGTCGAGTAATGGTGCCATCAGATATAGAGCATGCGAATTCACAGACTCTTGTAGGATTCTGGAAGATACGAAGAAAGCATTGTATCGCTCGTAGCCAGACCTGCTCACGTTGTAATTCACTATCTCTTGCCTTGGCATGTAGTGTATCGGCAAGGTATTCCAAGTAGGAGCAAACCCTGGTGGAGCAGAAGTGGGATAGAATGGGAAAGGTTTATCTCGAAGCACTACAGACATTTCTGTTTCGAGATTAGAAAATGGTTGACCCAAACTGACTTGTGGCGAGTACGGACCACCTATCCTTGGATGCACATCTGCGAAGAGCTCGGTGAACATAGGGTCAGAATACTCACGTGCCAACTGCCAAAGCATTCCTTGTGGATTCAACCCATTCGGATTGAATATCTGTCTCATAGGATTGTTCTGGAAGTGAATGGAGCCTACCAATGGTGCTTCGTGGAAATTGATGTTGCCAGTGAATGTGAGATTATTTATCCCTGGCATGCCAGCTGGTGGAGACCAATTGACACCACTAACCGCTGTGAGCTCTTCCATGAATTCCTGCAGGAAGACCAGTGGAGCCTTACCTGGTGATGTATAGAGATTAGGTACACCGTTGAATACTCTTGTGCTGGCTGCAGAAGTGGCCAGCTCATTCGCATAAGGGTCAAACCAAACTGGTGTACATTCCCATACTTTGGCAAAGTCTCTACCAACTATGGTCCATCCTTCTGTGGTAGCACCATTGCCACCTACATTTCTATCTCTATTGAGCTCATCGATGAGACCTCGCATCGTATGGAAGCCTTCATCGTTTTTGAAAAAAGTGATGTCTATCCAATCATCATCTACGATTCTTTTGAAGAGAGTGTCTGCTTCCTGCGACGGTTTGAGTGTTACCTGAAATGTACCAGAAGCAGCATTCAAACCCTTATGAGTATTAACAGCGATAACACTCGGATTTGAATCTTGCCTTCTTCTTCCATCCAGTGGAAAGCTGAAATGTGGAATGGCTCCTAAAATGATAGGGTCATCTGCTTTCGAATAGATGACAACTTCAGGGTATGTATGATCTGATTCCTGAAAACCTGGCCTGGCATTTAACCCTGGTATTGTCATCTAGTAAAACCTCAACCGACTAATTTTATGTACTCTAGAAGAGTAGGAAGATTCTTTGCCATGTTTTCAAGTTCAGTAGTTGCTTTACTGAGTGAAGGCACAAAAGCTTTGGACATAGCATCAGTGGCATCGAGTGCCATGTTTTCCAATTGCTTGACCACTCCGACCATTCTACGTCCTACTGCAATCTGTTTATTGGCTAAACTGGCTTGTGCTTTGGCACCTGGAGCATATCCACTCACCACGTCTTTAGCTGCTTGCATCATGTCTGCTTCAGAACCAAGACCAGTCTCTTTTGCTTCAGCTGCTCCTAGAGCCTGCCTTCTTCTCTCTTGCTGAATCATCGACAATTGTTCTGGAGTAGCTTCTTCACCTCGAAGGCTACGTGCGAGCCAGTCAGTCTCTTTCACTGAAGTCTGCACACCCATTTGTCTCAATACGGTCTGGAGTAGTTCTGCTTGAGCTCCAGGGTCTCCACCTGCCATTCTCATGATACCTCGTAGTGATTCACTTATTTGTGATTCACCAGCAATTGCACCTACTCCTTCTGCTTGTACAGTACCTGCCAGGCTTTCCATCCGAGCTCGAGCTTCTCGATATTGAGTAGCTCCACCACCTCTATATCCACCAATGGATTGAAGCATGTATAAGTCTAGACCGCTTTGGATCCCCCTTTGTCCTACTTGTTGTATTCCACCAGTGATTCCCCTGGCCATCCTAGCTGCTCGAGTACCAGCTATTCCAGTGTCAGTTAGGTCTCTTGCCAGTGAAGTGATGCTTCGAGTGTTTATCTCGATACCAGTGGCTTCGAAATTCTGGATGCCTGCAGCTGTTTCCTGCATGTATCGATTGAGCTCGGAGCCTTCCAGTCCAAGTCTCAATCCTTCTGCCAGTGCTTCCCTGAAAGCAGCACCCCCACCACCTTGAGCACCTCGAGCTCCTACAACACCACCACGTCTTCCAGCTCCTAAAAATGCTCCAGCTACCCCTGGCTGCACTCCAAACATTGTCCTGGCTGCAAAGGCAGAACCTATCATGCCTTGCTCGATAGCTTCCTGCTTGTATCCACCACCTGCCTGCATCATCTCTCCATAGATTTGTGCAGCTTCTGGTTTGGATACACCCATTAAAGAGACACCCATTTGGCCAATGTCTCGGAATGGACCAGCTGCATATTTTTTACTGGCAGTGGCTAATTCCTTTCGATATTGCAAGTCTGCTTTTCTTGCCTCTTTCCTTTTCTTCTCGAGCTTATCGAAGTTCTTTTCTCGTAATGCATCCAGCTCTTTGATGCTCTTTAATTCGCCTTTGGTAGTTCTGGTGAGCTCTCTTTCTTCTATAGCTTTTTGAGCAGCTACATCCCCGTGTTTGCCAGTGATGAAACCACCAATATCTCCTTTTTTGAGTAAATCTATGCCAGCATCGACAACTTCACCGAATGGATTTACAATCTCACCAATCCCTCTTTTTATGCTATCGAATGTGCTAGATACTACCTGTGAACCCTTTTCAGCTGCATAAGGTAAAACACCTTCCTTTTCTGCAGCTGCCAGTGCTTCTTCTTGCCTTTTACGCGCATGCTGGTATTGAGCAGCTTTCATAAGGATGTCACGGTTTCGTTCTGCTTCTTCGATTTCCCTTTCTGCTTCTTCTTTTCTGGATCTTGCCCTTCTTAGTTTTGCACTTCTTTCTGCCAGGTATGTTGCTCGCTCTCTAATATCTCCGACTCTTTCGGTATATGGGGCCATACCGAGCTTCGTTTGTTGCCACTGGATATTTTGTTGAGCATATTGTGCAGCTGCTTGGAATTGGCCACCAAGCATACCACCTACCAATGGAATAGAACCAATCGCTTGAGCCATGCCACCTACACCACCAAACATGGCTCCACCTGCTAATTGAGCACCTCGAGCTCCACCTGTAAGAGCTCTTCCTACTGCCATTCCAGCTACCTGCCTACCCATCCCTGGTCCCCTTTGAAGGAAAGGAGCAGGAAAGGGTAGTCCACCTTGTGCCAGACCTTGAATGAAGGCACCTCGACCCTGCCTGGAAGCTTCTGCGAGTCTTTCAGCTTCCTTTGCTTGTGTAGCAAAGGCTTTGTTCAAACTATTGATTTGTCTTTCAGCGGTTTTCGACTCTTGCTGAATCGATTTGAGGTCATCTTTAAGCTTTTTGTAAGCTGGACTGGCCTGGTCGTCCATCTCCGACATGGCCATGGTTACTGCTAGTTGCTGCTTGTGCAGATCACCCAAATGGTCTTTTAAGCCACCTATCTGTTTCTGGACATCTTTGAAGTCCATCTTATTAATTTTTTCAAGAGATTTACTGTAAGCAGCACTGCTATTTTTGGCATCTTCGAATCCTTTAGCTTGAGCAGTGACTCCTTTGGCTCCTTCATCGCTGAACTTAGAGACTTTTTGCCTCGCAGAATCGAATCCCTTGGTTTCTGCAGATACGATGACATTGGTTCTAACGTCTTTAGGCACTGGGTAATCCTTCTTCCAAGTCTGGTGTCTCTCCAGACATGAATTGCTCTTCCCATTTGTCGATTAGTGGATCTGATACAGCTCTTACCTTCTCTTTCTCTTCCACAGTGCTGTTTATGTGATTCAATTCCATCATGAGATTGTTGTAAGTATCTCCACTAGCTGTTTCCAGTTCTTTTTCTATCTCTTCTCTTCTCAAAAACATGTCTTCGAGCATCTCCAGATTCAGTTCGGCAATCGACTGACTCCGAAAGAGCTCGTGGTTCGCTGGTAAACCGTATTTCTTGAACCACCATTTTTTTATAGTTGCCAGTCCGTGTTCAAAACTAACCTTTGCTATCTTCTTGAGGTTTCGTAAATCCGAGAAATGTAGCCTCGTGAGAGGCCACCTCCGTGTAGAGAGCTTGTAATAACGGAATCTCGAGTATGGCTCTCAAGTCTTCTGCCCAATCTGGCCATTTTATCAGCGAAAAAGACATGTGAGCAGTAATCATATTGATTTCCCTGGAAAGTGGATCCAAGGATTCGTATGGCATTCCACCACCAAACTTTGCTCGAGCTACACCTACTGCCTGTTGTTCAGCAATCGATAGGATTTTGTTGGTAAATTGTCCAGTCCAAACTTTTCCATTTGGGCTTTCGTATCGGAATTGAAACGTGTATTCCTTTTGTGACCTTGGATCGTCCTTTGGATGTTTCTCCTTTGGTTTCGTATCCATATTTTCAGCAATTTCTTCCTTCATTTCTTTAGTACTTTTGGGAAGTTGCTTAGTTATATGTTCTGGTTCGAAATCTTTGATTACTTCTTCTGGATTTGGCATTTTCGCTCTCCTTTTTTGTATCCTGCTCTCAATATGCCAGTGCACTGGATTGCAGGCAACCTCTCAGAAAACCCCTGGATACCCGAATGAAAAAAGCATCCAGTGGACCCTATCTCTAGGATTTATGAAAAGTACAGAAAGAAAGAGCTAGATGATTACGCCAGTGATTTCAGATTCGTCTTGCATGGCAATGGCTACGAATTCCGCATCTTCACCTACGACACCACGTGCCGAAATCGAGAAGTTGTGGGAAGCCACTTTCACTTCAGTGAATTGTGCAATGATTTTACCTGTTCTCACGTCTTCTATCTGTGCATTGAGCTCACCATTCACAAGGATGTTGAACAGATGAGTCTGTGGATCTGGACCATTCGTAGGGAAAAGACCATTCGATTTGAGAGTGCTTCCTACGATTCTAAACATGGAAGCAGTCAGTCTCACTGAATATCCTACTGGTACATGTTCCTCAACTCGAACATTATCCAATACCTCGATGGCTTCATAGGCGATTTCTTCGGAGCCAGTAACATCTCTCGCATATCCTACGATTTTACCTTCCACAGAAAACCGAGCTCTTGCTCCAGTGAAAAGTTTGCCTTTTTGACCTCGTTCTAGTGTCATCGAATCACCTCACTTATTCCGTGGTCTGTGGAATGGTCACAAGATGTATCGTATTTTTCACGAAGTTAATCGGAAGAACTGGAGCAATTTCGAGTGATACCTCCAATACATCAGTTAACAATTCCATGCTAAGGCTTCTGAATGCAGTGATTACGTTCTCACCTACCAGAAGTCCTAAAATGTTGACCGCAATTCCAGTAGCTGCATTCACAGTACCAGCGAAGCCTTTCTTTCCAACTGCGAATTCCATGCTGTTTCTGAAGGTGTACACCGAGTAATTTACTGCTTCATTCACTGAACCTTCGATGTATGCCAGGTTATTGGAAGTCAAATGAGTTGTGATGTTTCTCACCACTCGCCTTCCTACACCTTCAACATTCTCCATGAAACACAGACCAGCTGCAATCATCTCTTCAGTGTCATCTGTTGGATTCCAGGTAGAATCTTGTCTGAGAGAAAGAGTATTTGCGAATTTGTAGGTGAGAGCTGTTCCCACCGATGAGCCTGCCTGCATACCAGCTGCTACAGCTGCCTGGAAATATGGCAGGAATTCTGCTCTTTCTCCAGATGTGTTGTAGCGTTCAATGGCCTGTCCAAACGCTCGAATGTGTCTGGAATTGATGTCCACAATCTGAGATTTGATTTCTGTCTTGGTAGGAACATTGGTAAGAGCAGTATTGAGAAGTCCTACGAAGCCATCTCGCTCATTCCGTCCTATTCCGCACATGTACGCGCAGTGTGCATCGAGCATCGCATGTACAGCTGGATCTCCAGTTAGAACAACTACACTGTTGACTCTCTTCTTTTTCAAGAGATTCAGTGCATCTTGCCAGTTTGTACTGGTAGTTGTTCCTTCTTCACCACCTGCCAGGTAGACTGGAGCAGTGGTGTTGTCTGGAGCTCCACCTACTCCACCAGAAGATTTAGCTGCAGTGATGTATTCGCTCGAGCTATCAAACCACTCTTTGATGACCTGTACATCTGCATAGAAAGCTGGATTTGCAGGATCCAAACAGCTCACTGCTCCACCTGCTCCAGTGGTTATATCAAGGTCTGCAGGGTCAAATGTGGTCCTGGCTGTTACCATGGTGAAGACGAATCCACCAGATGCAGCTGCAGAGTACCGAGCTGAGAAGTAGTCAGACACCTTCTGGAGCGTACTGTGAGTAGCAGGCACTGTCCTGGCTGCTTCTGCACTGAAAGTCAGTGTCCTGGCTGCTTCCACATCGCCTAGAGCGATAAACTCGAGCTCCGACCATGTACCGACTCCATCCACTTGGGTAGCACCAGTCAAAACGATTTTCTCGATTTGAACAGCACCAGTGGTGGACTTACCGATGAGAATCAGATTCTTCGTGGTAGCTCCATCTGCTACTGCAGAAACGATTCCAGCTCCAACGTACATCGCAGCACATTGAGCGAGACCTTTTACCTGGTTTGCTCCAGCTGCAATTGTCAGTACCGTAGTAGGAAGTACGGTATCGGAAAGAGTGACTATGCCAGCTGTAGTGCCAATGACTCTTGCACCGTAGACGTATTTGAAGTCCAGTTGACCATCCACATCTGCAGTACCGTTCAAGTTGAGAGTTTCTCTGATTGCAGCATCGCTGGCATCCAGACCGTAGACAACTACCTGTTGAGTAGTATCACCTGAATCGGCACTCTTTACTCTTACTTTGCCAGTAGTTGGCATTTGAGCGGTAATGTCACCGTCCAGACCTGCATTGTCTCGAGTGGCATCACAGACGACTGCTCCACCATTCTCCACTTCTGCAGTGATGACATCCCATCCATTGGTCGGTTTGGTGTACTTGAGATTGAAGAAGATGTCTCCACCAAGGTCATCGACTGTCTTCACTTCATCTTCGAAAGTGACTGTGATGAGCTTCCCTTGGTTCGTACCATCGCCAACTTCCACATTCACCTGGCTAGTGAAGGCTCCATAGTCTACACTGGTCAGATCCAGAATGTTTCCGTAGGCGTTTGCCAGTACTGCGGTACTTTGAGTCGCTGGATTTGTCTTCATTGCGATGACTTCTTGAGCTCCAGCGATAATGTCTGCATCCTTGGAAGGGGCGAAGAGCATATCTACGACTTCTCGTAAATCTCCACTTCTGAATGCTTCCCTTCCAGCCGCTGGCTTGTTTATGCTTATAAAGTCTGCAACCTCCGACATCTCTGATGCTGGCTTGCCACCTTCGGCCTGCCCTAGCACAGCGACTATACCTGATGCACCTAAGCCAATCGATTCCAAACCCGATGCATCTATTTGACTGTACGCACCTGGTGTTGCAATCAATCGACCATCAAAAAAGATTGATGTAGCCATTGTGTTCTCCTCTATCGCATCGGTTTAGATTGGAACTTCTTGAGCTCTTCCTGCCACTTCGGAACAGTCATCGGTCCCATCTTGTTATTTAGAGCGTATCTATTGAATCCAGCCATTTGGTCTGGCTTCTTTCCAGAAAGTTTGCAGAAGACTTTCAAAGGCACCATGGGTTTGCCATCGCCTTCTGTCTTCTCTTCCTTCTTTGGCTCTTCTTCTGGAGTATCAGCTGGCTTCTCTTCTGGAGCAGCATTCGCTGATTCTTTCGGGTCTGGTTTGGTCTCTTTCTTCTTGTTTTCTTTGTCTTTTTTCTTATTTGACATGCATTACTCCGTATCTTCTTGGTACGTAGTCACATTCGTTTTTACGTTTCCAACATCGCTTGGAGAGCCACTACTGTCAACGTGTATTCCTTCTACTTTACGTATATTGAATAGGTCCGTATCACGCTTAATATGTTGAAATTCTCTATTACACTGGAAAATTAGTTCTCTCACGAAAAGATGAGCAGGAATATACCGCTCATCTGGAGCCATATCTTTTCCAGAAAAATGAAACTCAAAACACCCATCTCCGAGCAGAACATCCAAACCCTGGAGCATGATGAACTTGGCTATTTCGTAGTAAGCTACGGTAATATCTGGATGTTCTGTACAGATAATCAACCTGTATCCATGTTCCCAAATAGCTGCCAGTAGCTCTTTGCCATAATTAGGGTCTTCATCATCTGTTATCTTCCCTGCACTATCCGAAAGAAAATGGTCGGATTCCGTTTCCATTCCTAAAACAATGTGGATTGCTGGCCATACCGTATCCTTTCGAGGGTATCCGTTTTTGACCCTGCATCCATTTTCCAGAAAATATGTCTTGATTGCTTCTGCCTCTGATTCATCTATAACATAGTTGTCTTTGAAGAGCTCATCGAGAAAGGTGGTGTCTTCCAGTATGTTCGTTATTCCAACTGTCAGAATGCCATGGATGTATCGGTTTATCATGCTTGTCCCTCGATGTAGGCTTCGATGGCCCTTGGTAGGATTCTGGACACAAATTCACCGACCCTATCGGCATAGTGCCTGGCAGGAATCGACTTTCTCCACCAGCTTTCATCCCGTACACCAGTGGAAATGGTCCTGAAAGTCACGTACATACTCTGAGTAGCCTTTTCGTAGGTCTTCTGAGTACGTACCATGCCTTTGTAAATATCCGACTTGTGATGTGGTTTGAGCAGTGGAATTCCAGAAATACCCTTCTTCAGACCACCACGTAATCGGCTCGTATCGAGTCTACCTCCCCATTGAGTCTTTCCACCATATGGATCGGTTTTTGTCCCTTCCAGCTTCTTTGCTGCTCGATAAACAGCATTTCCGAGCTTCTTGGCATCACTGACTGCTTGATGGCCACTGTAGGGAGATCCCATGGCTTGTCCAATGGTCTTTTGAGAGCCTGGTGTAGTGTGTCTCAATGGAATGGCCCTATAGAACTGTTTCTCTTTGGAGAGATGCTTGCCACGCTCTCCAACTGGAGCCACTGGTACGTTTGGCCCTAAAAGCGTATCTCGCATGTCCATACGTGGTGAACCATCTTCCAATTGATGTGGTATCTCTCCTACCAGGCTAATCACATGGCCAGTAGCACCTCTTGGCTCCACTTCTTGGATACCTCTTACGTAGTCTTCTCTGAAAGAACTGGAGTCTTCAGAAGCCAGTTTTATCCACTTGTCCTTTCCAGAAGCAGCTACATCTCTGGTGATAGAGCTCAACACCTGGTCATTCATCAATGGAACAACACTTTCTGGAATGTCTATGTTGCTGATATTTATCATGATGGCTCCGGCAAAAACTCATATCTGATTATGGCCTGTACTGGCAATTGTCTTGGACCACCAGTAGGAGCCTTTGGTGTCGGTGTCTTGAATAGTTGAGAAGTTACTCGAGCAGCATGTGGATGGGTAATCACCAGGTAAGTTGGATGGCAGATGTAGTGAAGAGCCAAATGGGTATCTTCATCTGGTTCATAGCCAGACCTCCAACTGATTTCGCCCAAATTCAAATCGAAGTCAGTCTCTTGCTCGTAAACCTGGCTCACAGACCTAAGTTGGTTCACTCCTACCACTGGATACCTGGTAGGCAATACTGTTCCACCATCTGCTTTGATGTGCTCGGAAAAGACTATTTCTGCATCGAGAAGAGTGATTCTGTCATAGTATCCGAGTCGGTTTTCATTCCTAACTGTGAGCATGGCAGAACCTTCTACCCAATTGCTCAAAATGTTCACTGGATCGGGATTACTTCCAATCGTATGAGTGACACCACGAATGATGGAGCCACCAGAATCTTCTCTCATCTTCTCTTGCAAGTCTGTGAGCTCGTACTCACTTAGGTCTTGAGCTTCAGATGGACCAAAATACGTCCATCCCCTTCCCTTGCATACATCGCAGTTTGGATCTGGCTGCTCGGTTTGGTCTGCTACTGGTGCACACGGACATACCATGGCTCTTTCCCAAAGTAGCAGATAGCCTTTAGTCTCGATTGCGAGGTCAAACTTGGTAGGTTTGAAATCGACTCTTTGGCCAGCTTGCTTTTCGCCTTCTGGCACCCCTAAAGCTGGCATGTTTATCGTAGCAGTACCCATTTAACCTACCACCAATCCTATTCGTTTGAAGTGACTCTTGAGAGTAGGAATCACTGCTTTGAGCTCTTTCTGGTATTGCAGCAATCGAGCTCCATAGCCAGCACTCGTACTCGAGCTCGTAGTATTGAAACTTTGGGAAAGTCCATCGATACTGATACTCTGAGAAGCAATTCCAGCTCCACCAAGCAAGTCACCTGCAATGTTCAAAGGACCAAAGGAAGCAGTCTTTCCAACTACATCCTTAATGACATCTGGTACATTTTCGAAGCCTGCAGTGTACTTCACTCGAAAGACATCTGGCACAAACCTGTTGTTTGCTCTCATGTAGGGTAGCCAGGCTCCACCAGCACCAAAGAGAATCGTTTGAGCAGAACCAGTACCTGGTACTACATGCACTACTCCAGTGTCTTTTCGTAGGTTAATCCAGTCGTCTTCGAAAATCTGAGTGTCCTGGTCCCCTGGTATCACCATTTTGATTTCTTCCACTGCAATGACTGGATACTCTCTCAGATGGAGCATGATGTAATTCTCGTAGTCATCTTTGACGTAATCATGCTTCTCTTCTTCGATGACTTTTGGACGTAGTGGCAAGTCCAATCGGATTTCTACCCAAGACACTGCAGACTTGATAAACCACTCGTACAAGCTATCTGGATATTCTGTTCCTTCATCGTTAGTGAGATCCAAACCAAAGAGGTAATTCGTCTTCAGTTCATCCACTGAAATGATGTCTAGAGCAGAATCTCCTTCACCTTTTACAGCATCGGATTTGGAAGACTCCAGACCAGAAGTGGAGTTGTAGTAGCTGGTCTTGTAGTAGTATTCTGCACTTCCACTGTCATCGGTGTACTCGTAAACCGTGGTAGTCTCTTCCAAAGCTATCCGAGTACCGACACCAGTAATTTCTGTGTATGTGCCAGTCAGTCCAGTCACACTTCGATAGACTTTGATTTGGTCGAAACTGGCCATCACCCTATCCAGGTTACTTACGACTATTTTCAAATTGATGACTGCCATGTTTTACCCTTCTTCTGAATGGACAATTACTGGTTTCAAATCATCCGATAGAACGTCCATATCAAATTCCCCTTCTGCAAAAGCATAGGGGTCAATATCATCTGCCAATATTTCTGGTACATTCTCATCTGCCAATGTTTCTGGAGCCATTATAGATAGTTCTGGTCTGTTTGGACAACCTCCATCAGCTCCACCACCAGTTGGAGCTCCAGATGAGTATTCTACCTCGAGCGAATCGCCGTCGAGAAGTGGCTCCTTCATCACTATCTGGTTTGGCATTACTACCGAGAAGCCATCATCCCATGCTCGTATTTTCAATCGACCATTGACGTAGATGTTTACTCGAATGTCATCATAGAAATTGTACGTAGTGGTGTAGGTGACATTGATTCCATCAATATCGCCTTGCAAAGTATCACCTTGTCTTTCTCGTATCTGTATCATACTGGCTCATACTCTGCTTGAAGGGAATCTCCTACCCATGGAGCTTCCTTCATTGTTATTTTCTTGCCACCACCTTCATCGTATCCATCATCCCATTCTTTTATTTTCTTTATCCCATTCATC